CATTATTCATCTTCTCCTGTTACTGGATTATATTTCTTTGTATCATCATAGAAACTAATCTTTGTTGTAAATCCAAAATCATCATCTGCGTCTGCACTTTCAGGATTTGGTATTACTATAATTCTTTCTTCTCTTGATAAAGGAGTATCCGTAGATGTTCCTAAATCTGCTTGTGATTGTCTAATAACTTTACTTTGTGCCATAGGTCCATATAAGTAAGTTTTAGCAGTAAAGTTTAAAGTATATATAACTGCTCTTCGCTTATTAAAATCACCATCATATGTATCTTCATAATTTACTTCATCTAAAACAATAGGCACATCACGTTTAATATTTAATTCTGGTATTGCATTGATAGTAACTGTAAGGTCTGGTTGAAAATAAGGTAATATTTGTTCAACTATTTGTAGTCCATTTTCTGCTGTAGCAGTAAAAGAATAAAGACTAAAACTTACATCATATGGTACTGGTGAATAATTAAAATTATGTACAGTAGAATCAGAAGACCTAACTCTAACTGTTTTCTGCATTTTATTTAATTTTCTATTAGCGTCATACTTTAAACCTGTTAATTCAAATCCCATTCTAGGTAAAGTAATTGCAAAAGTTCTACCTTTATCTAAATTTGCTTGTTGTTCTAATCTTTGTATAAACTTTTCTTTAGGTGCATATGCTAAAGGCACACGCATTCTTTTAGTAACAGCGCCTGTGCTAGATTTCGTCTGTACTATAACGTTATTAAAAATTTGACCGAAGGCAATAGTTAGTCTTCTTAAACTTTGATTATAAAAGTGTTTACCAAACATTACTCATCTATCTCCCCAAACGGATTTCTTTCAGTAAAGTCTAATATATCATCCGCTGTTGATACTGTATCATATCCTGCTTCTGTATTCAAGTCTAAATTATCTGCATAAGGAGATTGTGTCTGTATATTAGATTCTGAATAATCTTCTTTCATTAAGAAAGATGGTTGACCTGTTCCGTGGTCAAAATAATCTTCTAACGTTAATGAACCAGCACCTGTTAATATTTCTTGTCCATATTCCAATGAAACTCTATATGCTAATTGGTCTAATGTATGTGTATCTTCGTGTTGGTCAATATCTTCTTGACCTGTATCAAGTTTCTCACTTGAATATTCCCAACGAGTTACTTTTAATTTATAAACTGGTAAGTTTCCTAATTGATAAAAAGGTTCCTGGTCTTCTACAAATAAAATTTCAAAGAAAGAACTCATTAAAGGAACGTAAATTACATCTCCTTCATTTGGTCTTCCTACAGCAATTAAGTTTGCTTTATTTGCAACTAAATTATCAAAACTTCTTTTTGCAACAACAAGTGTTGTGTCATCTCTAATTTCTAATCCGAATTTACTTATGATTTCTTGTTCACCTGCAAAACCTGTATTGTTTTCAAAATACATTTCTATTGAAAATGAATCGTCAAACTTACTAGTTACATCTTCTCCTAGTATTATATCTTTATTGACTAATGTTCGTGGTAAGTAAAAGACATCCTGACCGTAAATTTTAAGACCTTCAACAATTATATCTTCGTGTAGTCTTTTTTCGGCAGCATTGCCTATGCCTCGTCCACCTTGAAAGTAATGATTAACTGGCATAGCATTATCCTATCATAAAGGTTGGGTTCAATTCGTATTGTGACCTAATTCTGTTTTCTAAATTTTCTATATCTGAAAGTGCTTGTGAATAAATTTCTTGACCGTTTAAAGTAACCCCACCAACCATTTGAACACCGCCAAATTTAGATAAGTTAGCACCCCATTGTTTTTTAAATAAAGCAGTTACATATCTCTTTAAAAATAAATCATCATAAACATCTGTAAATTGTGCTGGGTCTAATTTTCTAAAACACTCTATTACAAGAAATTCATCTACTTGTAAATCATTTTTCCAATCCATATCTATATACAATCTATTGTCGTGTTGATTAAATCTCATTGGTTTTTCACCAACTAATATATGGTCTAAAAAATCTAAATGTCTTAATACAACATCATAATTAATAACAGACGTTGAAGAAAAGTCATATAGGTCATTTAATCTTAATTGATATCTAACATCAAATAAATTTAAATTACCTTTGTTTGAAAATGGAAAAATATTAACTACTGATATAACTGTTTCAGGAACTACAATATAAGCATTATCTTCCAACCAAGTAGATGTTACAGTAGTTGAATCACCATAAGTTTTACTAGCGGTTTCAGTTGAATTTCCTAAAATTCTATCTTTATCTGCTTGAGTATATTTGTATTTTAGATACGTTCTCTTAACACCATCATAGTGATATTGAGCGAAATATTGTAATGCTTCGTCTATTCTATCTTCTAATTGGTCGTCATCTACGTTGATTTCAATGACAGGTTTGCCTAGTGTTCTTAAAGCGTACTGTTTTAACTGTTCTCTGGTTGCTGGTTTTGCCATACTGGTTCCTTTATTGTATATTTATAATAACAATTATATCTTCGGAAACAAATTATCAGTACAGAATACAGTTATATCATCTTCAGGCAATCCAAGGGATCGCATTACTCTAGGGGTGTGTGGATTTTGTTGTTGGTGTTCACAATAGAAGTTTTGTGCTCTTATAACATCTTCTTCCTTTGAATCACTATTATAATGACCAATTTTGTCAAGATAATTTTCTAAATTAGAAGTAGCAAGAGTACAAATTTGTTCTAATTCTCTTTCTTCTGTTATATTACCAGCGGCAATCATACCTGAACTAAAGATTTCCTTTGCCCAATCTGGCAATTCTCTTTCTTTAGATGGTTTATACCACTTTGTTTCTTCTATGAAATATTTTGTTAAGGGATGTTCTTTTAATAATAGAGGACTAAAATCGTGAAAGCAACCTGTTACTTTTTTCTTGCCTGCGATAACATCAAATCCATAAATTGGACCACCATTTGTTAAATTTGGAAATAAACATATGTGTGCCATCCAAAGACCTTTTGTTTCTCTGGCATCCACTACATCTACGTGAGCACGTCTTACACTCATATTAGACCAAGTACGGTTAACCCAAGTATCATTATTAAATCTATCCATACCGTCTTCATTGTATTCTTTACAACGTCTATCAAGTATAGCGATTATATCTTTTTCAAGTTTTATTAATCTTTCCCAAATCATTAATCTCTTCCTTCAATACTAGTTCCTTTGAAAGGATCATTTTCTGTATCTCTATTTTTTTCATCAAATACTTCATTGTTTAAAATTAAAGGTTTAGAAGTATCCATATCGTTCATTTCTTTAAACAATGCTGTAGCACTTGCAAAACAAAATTTGCACTCATTTAAAATATTAAGTTGATAAACATTTAAATAACTGTTTATCATTTCTCTCACTATTCGTTTATAATCTTTTATTTCTTTATGTTTAAATTTGTAATAACGATTAGGTCCTGGTGTTTTTTTCATTATCATTTGACCACCAGATATATCTCCTAAATATCTAGTATAGATATGAGCGTATAATTTTTCTGCGTCTTCTTTGATTGTTTCAATATGAGCAACATAATCTTTTGTACTTTGAGTTATAGTTGGTTTGCCTTCACCTGTCCATAATGCTTTATAATCATAATGTATATGTTCTCCTCTAGGTAAGTTTGGAGTAGTTCTAAATAAAGAATTCTCCATACCATACTTTTCTAGTACAGAATAACATTGTAATTGATTGTAAAGATAAGTTGCGTAAAGATTAGGGTCAATAGAACCAGACATAAGAGTCTTGACAAACTCTTGTCTTTCTGCGTTTTGATGTATTTCTGCTGTTAGCTCTTTGATATCGTACATAATAAAACCAGGAGATGTAAGAAGATATTACTATCTTCAAGTAAATTAATTAAACTTCTAAACCGTCTTCTTTTAGTTTTTTAGTTTTAACAACTTCAGCTTTAACCATTTCATCTTGTTTAGCTTTATTAGCAACCGCTAAATCTTCATCTTCTGTTGCTTTTTGTGCAATCGCACCCGCTTCGTCTTTTCCTTCAGCGTAGACTACTACTGCTGAACCGTTCCAAGATAATCTCCAAGATTCCACTCCATCAGGTACGTCTGTTCTTTTTACAGCTCTTCCTGATGAAACTGCTTCATCTCCAGCACCTGCTTTATCTGTAAAAGGTTCGCCTGTGTTTAAAAAGTAATATGTTGCCATTTGTTTTAATTCTCCTTAATTATATATTTTATTATGAACCGTACTTACCACCGTAAGTAGAATCGTTGTTTCCATAACTACCCCACCAGTCAATTTGCATTAACAATGGATAAGCAGTTGAATAGAAACCTCCGTGTAGCCAAGTTCTAGCAGCCGTTAATCCGTGGTTACCAGATTTATTAGTTATGTCTGCACCAACAAGGTCATTGTTGTTAGGTATAACTCCATCACCTGAAGAGCTACCGTCATAAACTCTAGTTGTCGTAGTTTCATCTGAATCCGTTGGATCAAAAGACCACGCATACGTTCTATGAGAAGTACCGTCGGTGTTGTCTGACCAACCTCCGTGGAAACCTGTACGACCCCAAGCAAACCAAGGATTTCCTCTACTTGATTTAGTTTGGTTAACACTTATGTATTTTTTAGGATTTTCTAAACTCATACAGAAGGCATTGATACCAACTCCGTAGTAGTAATATGGTGAATAAATCATTCCCCAAGTTCCGTCCCAAGTAGTATTAAATTTTGTGTAATATTGGTGACCTTCCCAAGCGCCGTAAGACGTTGTTGTTGATCCTTGGAATGTTTGCCAAGAATCCCATTGTCTACTTGCACCAGTTATAGCGACACCTGTTCCTTTTACTCCACAATCAAATACACCGTATCTCTTACTGTTTGAATTCTTTTGACCGAATCCAACGAAATCGTTATTACCAACAACTACGCACCAATCTTTATTATTGTGTGTAGTCCAAGTGTCAGTAAAGTATTCAGTTGAAGATAAATTATCAAAGAATTCTTTAAGTCTGTCTATTTTATTTAAACATTTCGTACCTTTGAAAATGTGAATAGTTTTTGAAGTATTTCCACCTTCGTCACCAGAGTGAATCATAACTAAAGTTTTTGTTTTCTCATTGTATCCAGTACCAGTCGCATATGATTGGTCTGTATTCAACATATGAGAAGAATAGTTATAGTAATCTATATTAGGACAAGCGTGATTACCAGGATACATTTCTCTCATTGTAAATCTTCTGTTTAAGAACATACGTCTTGGTCTAATACCTTCAGGTAAAACCATATTTAATTTACACCATCCGTTTTGATATTCAAAACTTGAAGTATATTCGTGTAATGAATGCCAAGATACCATTCCATCTCTTGAAGATGTGTACCATTGTGCGTGTGGGTATTGGTCACATTGGTACATACTTTTGTTCCAATATGTCCAAGATGAATAACTTTGTGTTGTTAAGTCGTGGTGAGAAACGTGAGTTCCGTGGTCATTGTGTGAATATGAAAACGAAGCGTCACCAGTAATACCAAATCTGTAGTTAGTAGTAGAGTTAGATATTGCACCCCAAGGTGATCCAGTTTCTTTGAAACCAGAATCAAAAACTCTATAAGTCATATGGTGATTTTGGTCGGAGTTATCTCCCCAAAATCCAAATAATGGCATAGCTTCTTTTCTGTGGTCAATTGCCCCAGCTGAACCGCCGCCTAAAAGTGTTGAATAATTACTCATTAATTGCTTCTCCCTAAATCTTTTATTAAACTATTTATATTGTTTATATCTTTCATTTTAAAATTATGTTAACAACCATCCAATAAATGAAGAAGTCACGTCTGGAGTTGTTTTAAATGTTAGTCTGAAATTTGCGTAGTTAGAATCTACTGTTAAATTAGTAGCACTACCCGCTATATTATTACCGTTTCTATCAACAGTAAGATTTTTAGATCCAAATTTACCCATTGCGTCCGATACCATAACGTAATCGTTATCTGATGGAGTTGCAGGTAAAGTCATTGTGAAAGCACCGCCGTCTGTATTGCAAATATATGCACCTCCAGAAACAGCAGTAAAGTTAGCAGTTTTAGTTTCCCAGTTAATTCCAGTTGCATTTGCCCAAGTTGGGTCAGCAGCATTACCTTTTGTTTGTAAAACGTTTCCGCTTGTACCAGCAGGTAATCTTTGAACACCAGAAGCATCTCTAAAAAGGATATCTCCGTGTGTTGTTAATTGGGTTACATCATCACCTTTTTTAGCGATTTTGGACCAATAAGTTGCATTTGAAGTAGCGTTACCAGTTGACGCCAAAATACATATAAAACTCTCTCCACCAAAAGTTACAATGTCATCCACTACATAAGCGGTTGCGCCATTGTAAGCACCTTGGAATACTGGTTTAATTCTGCCTAAATTTATTGTTGCCATAATTCTCTTGTTCCTTATTTATATTTATAATAGTTCTTTTCTCACTTTTATAAAATGTTAAAATATTTATTTCTATAGACCTACCGTTAAGTTACCGTTGACTATAGTCCACTCTAATCCAGACTTCCACATTATACTATCCTCAAAAATATCTTCTTGATGTTTAGTTGCATATCTAGTATCTATGTTATCTACAGCATTAGTGTATGTAATTTGTAAATTTCCTTTCCATTCAGGAGTGTATATATCTCCACCTGTTAATTGATGTTTTCCATTATAATAGTATAATTTATCAACAGCACTACCAGGATTTGGATCAGGTGTTTTTCTTGGAACAACTATTTGTACATATGCACCTGCGCTTCCAGCAGTTCCAATAGGAGTTACATTTGTTACGTATTCAGTTCCACCACCCCACGTTCCATCAGAAGTAGTTGAAAATTTAAATTCGTGTCCAGTATTACTTGAATCTGAAACATCAAATTTGTAAGTATTACCTTCATAAAATTTCATAGTATTTCTAAATCTTGTTTCGTGAGTGATAGGTAATTCATCATCTCCACCATCTACAATATACTTACCAGCATCCATAATAATATACATTTTAGATCCAGTAATATTGAATTCCATTCCTCTTACATTTCTTGATGGTGCGCTTGGTGTAGTAGCAGCAGCAAAAGTTAATGTATCAGTAATTGCTTGTGTAGTTGAAATATCAAAACCTGTTACTAATGGATATTCCATAACATCTGAACCAACACTACCAAGAATATAAATTTTAGTTCCAAGAGTATTGAAACCAAATCCTATTGGTGAAGTATCTTCAGCATTAAAAGAAAATGCATCCACAAAAGTTGCTGTAGAAACATCATATGCTGTACCTAATGAATATTCTCCAACATCATCTCCGTCATCACCCATAATAAACATTAATGTTCCGTCTGCATTAAATCTCATTGAACGTGGACTTGTATCTTCATTAGCAAGTGAAAATAAATCTGTATAAGTTGCTGTTTCAATTTGCCAAGCAGTTCCTAATGCATATTCATAAACATTATCAGCAGCAATTCCTAAATCAGGTCTTCCTGCTGTACCTACAACATACATTTTAGTTCCATCATCATTAAAATTTAATCCTTGTGGACTTGAATCTTGATTACCAACATTGAAGTGTGTTCTCCAAGTTGCTGTAGAAACATCATACGCTGTTGTTAAATCATATTCATCAATATGTTTATCAGTATGTCCAACAGTATACATTTTAGCTCCACTATTACCAAATCTTATTTCTCTTGGATTTGTATCTTCTGTTTGAATAGATTTACTTTTTGAATAAGTTGCTGTAGAAGTATCAAATGCTGTACCTAAATTATATTCATATACAGAATAGTTACCAGCAATTACTTTAATATCTCTATTAATAGTTTGCCCAGGATTAGTTCTATGAAATCCATAGAATTCATCTTTTTGTTTTGATGTTATACTAAATTGTGAAAGTTTTGACATAAGTTACCTATATTTATTTATTACGCTACCTCAACTAATTTCCAACCGTTTGTTCCGCCAGTCCATATTAAAGTGAATCCTGCGTGATTAACTTCGGCAGTCATATCTTCTGTTAAATTCATAATTTCATTACCGTTTCTACCAACTGTTAAAGGATTTGATTGGAACGTTCCATTTAAATCTAAAAACGTAACTGTATCTCCAGTTAATGGAGAAGCAGGTAAATTAACTGTAGTAGCAAATACACTTGTATTTACTAAATATCTTCCGCCACTTGAAGCAGTTGTTGTTGTTGAACCGTCACCTGTAATTGTATTCCAAGGTGTTCCGCCACCAAGACCTGTCCAAGATGATCCGTTATAACCTTCCCAAGCAACTAAAGTTGTATTGTATCTTATTGCACCTGAATAAGGTGTACCAGGTCTTTGTGCTGATGTTCCTGTTGGAGGAACCCACATTCCTGTTCCAGCTTTATCTCTTGTCATATATCCTAATATAGCACTTTCTGTTGGTACAGCAGTATTAGAATTTCCACCTAATGTTTGGTCTGTACTAAATTCATTTACAGCAGCACCTAATTCTGCACCGATAGAACCAAGTTTTAATTCACTTAATCCTGAAAGGTTAAAGGCGTCTGCGTTAAGAGTAGCAGTACCAGTAGCTTGTTCAATTTTGAATAAATCACCAACTCTAAAGTCACCAGTTTGGTCAGTTGATACCCAATAAACTCTTCCGCCGTTTTCTTCTGTAACTTCATCAGCTTGGTCAGCTGCTTGTGTAGGCGTTCCTGGATAATTTGTTTTAGTTGAATTTCCTGTACCAATATTTAAGAAGTCGTGACCTGTTAATCTTATGTTTGAAAATTTTTCTGATATATTAGTTGATACATTAGCAAGTTGTGCTTTACTCAAACCAATATCTTCTGTTAATCTGATTACAGCAGTTCCGTTAGTTAAATCTTCTTCTGAAACTAATCCAACTCTATAGTATTTTGAAAGACCAGAGAATTTAATATTAGCAGCTAATTTAATTATACTTGAAGATGTTAATGCTGTTGTACCTGATTTAACTGCTAGTATAGGTCCTCTTTGACCTGCTTGAGCAGCTGAAGAATCTCCAAATGTAGCAGATAAATTTACTGTAAATGATGTTGTATCTTCTTTTGTAATTGTAATTTGTTCACCTTGTACGAAATTACCTGTAATACTTTCTATGTGTAAGTAATTTAGTGATACGTTGTATCTAAAAAGTGTAGCAGTCGCTGCTGAAGTATTACCTAATATTGTAGCAGTACCTTGACCTTGAACTGCAATTGAATCTTCTACATCATTAACAGTAAAACCAGAACCAAAAGTTGTATGGTCAAACTCTAACATCAAACCTCTAGTTTGAACATTGACTGGTGTTTCATCTTCGTCTGTACCAGAAGCAACAACTGCTTGTTCACCGTAAGAGTGAGAACAGTTTAGAGCTCTTATAAATCCACCTGATTCAGCATAAACAGCTTTTTCACAATAGTATATGAATACTGATACTGCTTCAACTCTTCCTTTTCCTAGGATGTGAATACCAATACCATCATCATTGATTTGTGTAAAGTCATTACCTAACATTGATTTAAATGATTCGGTGTGAGTATTTTTGTGAAGATTACCGTCAACTTGAATTCCGCAAGCACCTGGATTAACAGATGTACAGTTTTGCATATAAGGTGATTTGTTTTTAATATTACCACTAGGGTCTAAAGACATAATCGCTTGTTGCATTGGACCACTTGGATATATTTTCTCACCTAATTCGCAAGTAAATTTCATTTTTCCAACAGTTACATAATCGCCAACAGTTAAACCGTGAACTTCGTTTGTAGATAATGTTAAATCACCATTTGAGTGTGCATAACTAGCGTTAGCAAGAGTGAATCTAGTTCCTTCTGCGCCAACTTTTATTACTCCACCGCCACTAATATAAGTGTGAGCGTATTGTGAAGTTCCTAAAGAAACTACAAATTGAGTTGTTGAACCAACCTGTGTTACTTTGTATAATCCTCCAGAACGTTTTTGTCCAGAAAGACCTACGAAAGTCATATTTCTCATATTGTTCTTATCATTTAATAAGAACATATTTGAAGCGTTGTTATCTTCTAAAGATTTAACTGTAATTGTTAAGTCGCCACCGTTACCAACATCAGCAGCCGCTAATGTAATTACATCACCAACGTGGAAATCTGCCCCACCGTGATATGTTATAATTTCTTCTGCAACTCCGCCTTTTACAACTACACTCCATACTGAACCGTGTCCAACTTTTGGATAAACTTTTTCACCATCTTTACAATGATATTTTATACCTGATATTTTAACAACATCACTTGCTGATAAACTATGTGCTGATGAAGTTGTTATTGTAATAATTCCTGTGCTATTATTATAAACAGCATTAGATATAGTTAATTCAGCATAGTCAGACTTCGTAACTACTCCACCATCAACGTATGTGTGAGGTCTAGCGTCTGTACCAACATCAATTGTAAATGTAGTTGCGTTAGCAGCTGTTACAACTGTATAAGGTTTTTCTACTTTCTTCGGGTGTAAATATTTGTATTGTCCGTTAGTAGCACTAACTACGTTTTTAGTTAATTCTACTGTTTTAATTTGAGAACCAGTTCCACTTGCTGGCATTACTATTGTATTTCTTAAAGATTCACCAACTACAGAAACGTTTTCTGCTACTGTCATTGGTAATTGTTCTTTGAAAGTACCGTTTTTAATTCTGATTATATCTCCTGCAACACTCTTAACATCAAAATTTAAGGCAACTGCACCACCGATATCTGTTCCATCAATTCTAATTTTATCACCTACGTTGTGGTTAGCACCGCCATTAACAATTTCTATTTTTAATCCACCGCCAGATGTATCAACTCTATAAAGAGAAGGACTTCCTGTTTCAGGATAAGTTTTTGCACCTTTAGCGCAAGTATAATTTAATCCCCATACTCTAACTTTATTACCTACTGATAATCCGTGTGTTGGAGTTGTGATTGTTATAATTCCTGTACTATGATTATAAACACCATTTGATACTGCTAATGTATTGTCGTCTGCTTTTCTAACTGTACCACCACTTACATAAGTGTGAGCATATATTGAAGTTCCCATTGAAACTTCAAAAGTTGTTGTACTTGGAACTGCTGAAACTGTTAATTCTTTTGAAGCAATACCTTGAACTTCATCATATAAATTTGATGTTCCACCTGTACCACCAGTTACATTTTCATATTCTCTAATTGAATTTGATTTTGCGTGTTTACAAGCATATGCCAATGTTTTATAAGGCAATGCTTCTGTTCCTGGTCCACCGTCTGTTCCTGAAGGAGAAACCCATAAAACGTTTTTACCTGAAGAACCACTCCATAAAATATCATCTCCATCATTAGTTAATACTCCACCTGGAAGACCTAATGGTAATCTTGCAACACCACCACCATCTTGAACAATCATATCTCCGATTGATGTCATTACAGCAGCAGTATCTCCTTGAGCAATTGCTTGCCAAGTAGTTGCGTCTGAACCTGGTTCTATATTTAGAACTTGGTCTTTTAAATTAACATATGAGTTTGAAGCAAATCTTACTGTATCGCCAATAGTGTATGTTGCAACAGCACTATAGTTACCTTGCCATTTAAATCCTTCTACAACACCTTTCCAATAAGTTGAATTAACAGCACCACTTGCTTGTGATGGTCTTTGATTTTGTGCGTCTAATATACAGACATAAGAATTACCACCATACTGAACTGTATCACCAGTTTTGTATAATGTTCCGTGGACATAAAGTCCAGTTGCATTGAAACCTGTTGTTATTACATCCCAATAAGAATTGTCGGCAGGAGTTTGTCCTGTAGATTCTTGAGCATTAATATATGCATAAGAATAACCACCATAAGTTACTACATCTCCTTTTGAATAAAGAGTTGTAGCATTATAGGAATCTTCAAATTGTAAACCTTCTGAATAAACTACGAAATTTGCTTGAGCAAAATCTGATAAATTAGCACCTGAAGTATGAGCAGTTGTACATCTATATTGGTATGAACCAAATTTTACAACGTCATCTAATTTGTAAAATGTTGAAACTGTGAAGTCGCCTTTAAATGCTAAACCTTCACTAAATAAAGTAAATTTTGTTAAGTCTATATTTGGATCACCACCAGCTGCTGATGTGTATTCAGTTGTACATCTATATTGTCTTCCACCGTATTTAACTATATCATTTAATTTGTATTGAGTTGAAGAAGCGTAATCACCTGTAAAGTTAATACTATCTACAAACTGTTCAAATTTAGCAGAGTCTAAAACTAAACTTGCTGATGTGTGAGCTGTTGTACAACGGTATTGTTTACCACCATAACTAACTAGGTCGTTTAATTTGTACCAAGTTGTATTGGCATAAGCACCTTTGAAATAAACTGATTCGCCGTGTACTTGCCAGTATTCTGTATATGTTCCAGGACTTGTATAAAATAAGTTTTCATTAGCTGGTGAAGTGTGATTTTTAATACACACATAAGTATTACCACCGTATTTTGCTATATCATCAATTAAGTAAGAAGAGCTTGATGTCCAATCACCTCTCCATTTAAATTTTATTCGTCCTAGTTTGAAATCTGCCATTTTCTCTCTTTTTTCCTAATATTTATACATTTTAAACAGCACTTTGGTATGTTGTTGTAGCTACACTTGCCGTTGTGCTTTCAAAAGTATCAAAGTCATCTGTTGCTTCTGCTGACCTTGTAACTCCCTTTTTACTTCTTTTAACTAAATCTCCACTAGTACTATTTATAAGAAAACTAGTTGTAGTATCGTCTGAATAATTAATTTGTTGAAACTTATCGCTATCATTATTTAAGTATCTTCTCTTAATTACCCCTACCACAATACTAGCACTAGCTTTAGGTATTAGTACGAAATTTATCTGATTACCACCTGTTAAACTCCAATCTGAATAAGGTACTTGCATAACACCATCTAAAAATAGTGCTAATCTTGTTTCATTTAAGACTGGATTTGAGATAGTAAATGCTTTAGTTGAAGCGTCACCTGTGAAATATTGAACATCATACATTTCTAATCTTTCTTCAACGTAATCTGTTTGGTCTCTTCCAACACTATCTGATTTTCCATCTTCAAAATATTTTGATACTTCAATTGATTCATTGCTTTGATTAGGATTTACAGAAGTTAGGTATAACATACCTTCTTTTGTACGTCTTAATGCGTTAAATTTCTTTAAATATTTTATTCCAGTTACGCCTGGTACTGTATATGACATTGATTTTCTCTATTTGTTATATTTATTTTTCTCATTTTTTCTATTCTGTCATTGCCAAAATACTTGCAAACGCTTCCACATCTACAGAACTTGAATCAGGAGAAGGTTCAGCAGTTACTCTCAATATATCATTGTTTTCTAAATTTATTGGTTTATCAATTGTCAATGTATTACCTACAGGTATTTCTAAATTTTTACATACAAATCTAAATGTAGTTGGATTAGTATTTGTATTTTTCGCACCATCAACGGTTACTTTTACATTAACTCTTGCTATACTGTACTCACTTCTATTTGAAATAAACAATGCGTGAATTACCGCTTTTTCAGTATTAGACGCTTGGTACATATCACCAGATGAATCATCTATTACTGGAACTGTTATTCCTGAATTCTTAAATATACTTGCCATAATTTATCCTACGAACCAAATACTACAGAATATGCTAATGCGTCATCTTGCGTACCAAGAGTACCTGAAGCGTTAGGTAATTTTAATTGATTGTCTGCTGTTGGTTCATCTATTGTTAAAGTAGTTTCAAAAGCGTCTTCTAAATTACCTTCAAAAATAAAATTTGCACCGTTCATAGTGATTGTTCTATCTGTAATTGAACCGTTAGCAGTTACGTCTTGCAAAGTAATTGATCCTGCACCACCTAATTCTTTAATTTGTCCTACACTTGTTTTTGTATAAAACTTACCGTCTTGGACGTTCATCGCCAACTCACCGATATCCATATTACTTGCTGATGGAATACGAGTTGCTACTTCCGAACGATATGGTTTAATTTTTGTTGCCATTATTTTCTTCTTAATCTAGCTCTAAATTTAATTTTGTTTATTAATTTTGATTTTGATAATCTTCTATCTAATTCAATTCCCATTTTTCTACCAATAGACTCTAATTGTTTTTTAGTTCTTTTTGATAATTCTTTTAATGCTATAACTTCTTTTTTTGGTTTAATTGGGTCGTAAGAACTTACTGTTTTATTAATTAATTTTTTAAGCCATTTAAACATTAGAAAGTACCTCCATCAACTGTTGAAACTTCTACATCACCTGATGTAACTGTAAAATTGTCAGCAGAAAAAGAAGCAACTCCTATATTTAAATTACTTGCTAACTCACCAACAATCTCTAATTTATTTCCATTTGCAATAGTATTAATTCCCTCACCTGCCATAAATTCTAAAGTACCTTCTAAAGATACTTGACCTTGTGTTGAAGTTTCATCTTTAAAATATATTACTGGATTATTTAATTTGTCAGTTGTAATTGAACCACCTAACATAGAATTTGTAACACCACTTGCTTTAACTCTTAATTGGTCGCCACTAACTTCAAGTGAACTATCATCAGGATTTGTATCAATTGTATTACCATCTTTAACTAATCCTGCACCTGCAGTAATTTGACCTGCACCAGAAAATTGTGCTACATCTAAATCAGTTGTTCCAAATGTTGGAGCACCTGTGTGTGTAAATACATAACCGTTATTCGCATTTAAAGTTCCTTCTTCAACGAATACGAAAGCACCACCACTTAATTCAGATGGTTGGTCTTCTGGAGTTGCTCTTGTTAATACAAAAGCAGTTGATCCATTACCAACAGTTGTAACTACGTAAATACCGTTTTCTGAAGCGTCTGTTTGATTTTTAACTAAAATTCTATCATTAGCACTTGCTGTTGATCCATCAAGTGATAATGCACCGTTAGAACTTGCTGTTAATGTTGCACCAACACCAGCAGTTCCGTTTGAATAAGTTGCTGATAAATTAGCAGTTGTACCTAATTTACAAGAAGGTTTAGTATCTAAACCTTGAGCAACTTGGTCAACGTATGCTTTGTTTGCAACTGATTGGTCTTGGAATCCACTTCTATCTTCATAGCCACTAGGTAAAATAACTGTACCAGTTCCGTGAGGTGTTAAATGAATATCTTTATTACTTGCTGTTGTTGAAACTGATTGACCATTAATTGTAATGTCATCAATTACTATAGATGTTAATCCAGCTAAATCTGTTTCTGTTGCACCTAAAGTTAATGTAGATGATCCTAATGTTGTTGCTGGATTTGCTAAATTAGCATTTGTAATTCCAGCAGTACCAGATAAGTTAGCATTTGTTAATGCTGTTGCTTGAATTTCTACATTGTTATCAGTTACAACTGTATTCATTCCTGAACCACCTGCAAAAGTTAATGTTTCAGCTGTATTGTATTGGTCTGTTCCTGTATCACCAGCTAAATCTATAAATTGATTAACTGTTGAGAAAGATAAATTTCCACCACCGTCAGTTTTCATAAACTGACCAGCAGAACCATCTCCGTCTGGTAATGTAAATGTTGTTGTTGTAGTTACGTTGTTAGGTGCTTTAAGACCTATAAATGATGAACCGTTATTTGTTCCTTCATTAAATTTTAATTCTCCACCTGCACTTGCATTATTACCTACAATTAATTCGTTGACTGCTTTATTTGAATCTACTAAAACAGCACCACTTGCTGTTAATGTACCAGCAACGTGGTCTAACATATCTGTAAAATACTGACCTCCAATTACTGAAATATTATTTGCGTCACCGTTACCGTCAACTCCGCCTTCCCCTATAAAGATTCTATCTCCTAGGTTTGCTTGAGAACCTGTTCCGTAAGTATAAGCTAATTCACCTAATTTTAATGTACTAGGTGCTGATGTTGCCGAACTTCGTTTTATCTGTATTACTGTTGCCATTTATTAGAAACTCCCACAATTAAATAATAGTGTACCTGTTGTGGTCACTATTTCTGTTCTAGTTACAAATTTGCCATCACTTGCTCTATATTGTATCATAGAACCATCATCTAAATTGGTAGTATCAACATCACCAAGAAGAGCTAATTTAAGGGCAGAATTTTGAAGTGCCTTACTAGACGGCAAGGTCACAGAAACTTTTTGTGGACCAGATTGAGTATTTACATTTATTTTTGCTGTAATGTCAGACATTCTCTCTCCCTTTTATCTTATATTTATAACAAAAAGTAGTTTGATTAAGTAGTAACTTGAGGTCTAACTGTAATTAATCCTTCTATAACCCGAGTTACAGCACCAACGCTTGATGTAATTTCAAGGTCATATACGTATCTCTCAGCATCCAAAGCAGATGTTTCTGTTGCTGTCAATGAAAGAGTAACTACACCAGTAGCAGCGTCTGTTGCTATGGAAGTAGATAGATTGGATCTTGTTCTAGTGGAAGCATAACCCTTTGCCATTTTCGCCGCCGCTGTATAACCTGTTAGGTCAAACGGTTGTCCATTGGCATCCTTTACAGTTACGTCTGAACTAAAGGTTGTTCCTTGGTCTATGGTTAAGTTAGCTATTGCTGCCATTTATTTTTTCTCGGATTCTGGTACTTCTTTTTTAATCAATTTGACTATTTTTTCGTTATAATGCTTAGTTAAAACATCTATTTTTTCAATCTCAATCATATGTCTAGTCTTGCTTACTTGAATTTCTTGTCTTACTGCTATAGTATTTTGTAATTCAGGACTAAACTTTGCTTCATCATATTCTTTTCCGTCAATTGTTATCATACAATATCTCCATTTAATTTATTCATAATACTATTTATAAGATATAAATACATATAGGAGATAAAAATATGGCTATAACAGTAGTTTTAACCCAAACAAGACCTAACACAGGTGTTGCCTTTCACGAAGGTTCAGCTGAAATGTTAGCATTAATAAAAGAAGCAGAAGATAGTGGAAAAATAATAGATAATGGTGGTAGTACTGATGAAACTGGTTTAATAAGAACTCGGTCTTTTACATTTCCAAATGATGAAGATTATATACCTTTTAGAGATAATGATTTATGTACGGATTATGAGAATAGTAGGATGTCTTATAATGATAAAAATGGTATAATAGAAACATTAGACGTTTCCTAATATATAATTTTTATTATGCTTCCAAATGATATAAACCAATATCAGGTTTTTAATAAACATAATTACTTGCATTATAAAGAAAAGCTAAATTTATTATTAGATGAGTTTAGCAATTCTACTGATAAGTTAAGCAGTAATTATACACCTGAAAATATAAAATTTAACAGTTTAGATGATATTACTTTAATTGTCTATAAAGGCAATATTGTAGCTTTCGCTTCAGTATTAAGTAGACCTATTTGGCCTAAAAATGTTAGTAGAATATTTAATCGTTTATTAAGAAATAAAAAATTTGATTGGGTCAATCCCACATTTGGTATCATATCAAAATTAATACACGACCACCAAATAGAATATTGTAAAAGTATAGGTAAAGATTATGTCTTTCTATCTATTGAAGGTCAGAAAAGAAATTACTTAAAGAGATGGACTGAACAAGCAAATGAATACAGTCCAGGGTGGTCTTTATGTGATGATAAAAAATGGGTATGTAAAGGAACAGAAAGAAATTGTTTGCAACATATTACATATAAAAAAATATCAGATACTAACGAACCTTTTCCTCTATAAAAGGTAAAAATAACGTACAAGGATCAAACTCATTTTTCTTTTTAGCAAAATTATATGAATCATAATCATAATGGTGATTATTATGTAATGCTTGACCCCAAGTCAATAATGCAAGTAAAGGTATATTCATTGATTTATCTTTTGTGTCAAATGTTCTATAACCAAATTTACCTAAATGACAAACTGAATTAACAATTGCTTCTTGATGAAATGATAATACCGCTGGTATCAACCAAAACCATAACATAAATTCTATATTAATTAAACCTAATACTATAAAAGTTGCCAAAACAATATAAGTGTATCTACGATTTAACCATAGATGAAATTTATCTTTTCTTATATCAGGAATAAATCTAGTATTAATCTTACCTAATTTTCTATTATGTAGCCACCCAATATAAGAGTGAAAGAAACCATCTTTAGGACTATGTGGGTCTCCATCTTTGTCAGCGTGTGGGTGATGTTTACCTCTATGCGTTGCCGCCCACCACAAAGGACTACCTTGCACACATAAACAAGATAAAAATAATAATGGTTTTTTCAACCACTTCTTTAGTTTAATAGATTTATGACTTACAACTTTATGTAAAATAACAGCAGAACCTAATCCACAAAAAAGTATCCAACCTAATAACAAATATAACCAATTAGGTGATGTAAAAATAATACCTAATAAAGCTAATATTTGAATAGGCCAAAATATAAACCACAAATTGATTTTACTTTTACTCATTAATATCCTCCAGCGTTTTCTTTGATATGTTCTAAAAAAGGAGCAACTTCAAAATTTTGAGTTAATCTACCACGTATGGTATTTGTTTCATCATTAAATCCTCCATCAGCTCCTTCCCAATTAGTTATATTTATTCTATATTTTCCGTGTATTACCGTCCAAGCATACTGATTATCTTCAAATATTTTTGGATTCGGATTTATACCAAACTTGTCTGATATCAACTGTTTTAATTCATCAAACTTATAATTCTGATCCTTTTCAATCATATATCGTCCTACTTGTCCAACATTTCTAAACTCAAAAGATGTACCTATTCGCATTTTATTATTATCTTTATACGCAACCATTCTATCTATAATATGTTCGTTCAAATTTTTAATAACAATACAACCAATAGACAACCGTAATTTTAAAGATAAACAATTTGCTAATGCTTCCATTTTCTTCTTAGCACATTTTAATCTATCAGTTATTTCATATACTTTATCATCATCAAAACCAGTCATACTTAAATATACAGTTTTCAATCCAGCGTCTTTTAATTCTTTTAAATAATGATAATGGGCAATTCTTAATCCATTAGTTGCAATAGTTGTTCTATGACCAAGTGATGTTGCCTCTTTTATAATCTTTGCTAAATCTTTATGTAATGTGGGTTCACCACCAATAAATCTAAATTCAGTTTTAACTTTAAATCTTCTTATAAAGTCAATAACTTTATCTGTATTTAAATCTGGATAATGTCTGAAAGGTAAATAACAATTAGCACACTCCATATTACATCTATGTACTATATCACAATAGACTGCTTTAAATTTACTATCTTCTGGTCTCATAAATATTAAGCATATCTACTATTCGTTATAACTTTCTCTACAGATTCAGGTGTACATTCTATATTTATAACTAACATTATAGCTTTATCATCATAAGAAAATATAGCGTGTTCTTTATTAGTATTTAAAAAATATGCGTGTCCGTGATTAAAGTTTAATATTTTATTATCGTGTATAAAGTATAACTGACCTGGATTACAATTAGATATAGGTACTAATACTCTAAAAGTTTTAAAAAATTTAGTTGTTCTTTGGTCTCTATGTAAAGGAAAGAATCCACCTCTTCTAACATTTAAAAAATGCGTTCTACATAACCAAGGGTCAAAGGGTTCACATAATTTTCTTGTTTCTTCACTTGCATAATAAACATCTGTTTTAGTTTTAAAACTCTCTTCACCATACTTTGTATTATTTTCTTTATTGTATTCCCATATAGAATCTAAATCAATACCATTTCGTTTACCATCTAAACTTGTTATACTTAATCCATATCTATTAATTTTCTTTCTAGGATTGTATTGCAACCATTCAAAATCTTTTATCTCTTTTAATAGCTTTTTTGTATCACACTTAAATTTTAATTCTATGCAATCTCCAAATGTTAATAATTGATGATATTCTTTCATTATACTCCTAACTTTGAATAGTCAAATGCTATTCTATGCAATACTCTTTTGTTCATATCTTTAAACTCCCAACGCTTATGAATAGATAACCATTGTTCACTTATAACAACATCACCATCTTCCCAATAATGGTCATATCTAAATCTATCTTGTAATACGTGTTCTTTTAATTCTTCAAACACATCTTTTTCTATACCACCAAATATCTGATTAAATGGAAAATATAAACCAGTTTTTCCAGCAGCATTTGTATATACTAAATCAAAAGTTTCATCTTTATGATGGTGCTCTTTAAAGAAAGTAGATGTAGAATAACCACCTACTGTATAACCTAATGTTATTTTAACATCTTTGATTTTTTCTTTTAAAGATGTAGGCAAACTATTATAACTTGCTACATTGTCTATCCAACTTGTCTTACTACCTTTTGAAAATTCTTTGGCATATATCCAAATTAAAGGCTTTCTATTTTTATTACTTGCTTGGTTAGCGTGCCAATCTAAAGCGCTTGTATGACCAAATAAACCTTCTTCACCGTGTTTATTTTTTTGACCTGTTACTCTTAATATACCGTCTGATAAATGAATATGTTTTGTACGGTCACTAATAGTTTTTTGAAAGTTGCCTATTTTAGAAACAAAATCTAATTCATCTTGTTCAGATAATGTTTGTTTTTTTATGACAACAACTAAATCAGATAAAATTGCTTTACCTATTGCTTCAACATCTTTTAAACTATCAAATTTTTTCATATGGTAAAAAATAAGGCGTCCACCAACCAGTCCAGCCTTCCTCCATTATGTGATGTAATTGACCAAGTGTACACATACTATAATTTTTATCTGGTCCATCTGCATTAAACTTTGGACAAACTTTATCGTATGTATCATATGTTACCTCGTGGTAATAAAACTCATCACTACCTTTATTATATTCTTTTAAATAAAATTCTTCATTTGTTTTAAATGTATTCCATATGTATGATACATCACCTGTCCAAGATACAACAGAAGAGTTTAATGGTGTATGAGCAGGTTCTCTCCACCAAGTATCATCTAACAATGTAAAGTATTTTCTTTGTAAATTAGGTAGTTTATCATAGATAATCACATCTAAATCAAAGTATAAGTTTTCTCCATCTCTATAGATATCATACATTTGAAGTTTGTTATACCAGTTGCCATATAAGTCAGAAGATACAACAACAAACTCATCATACTTTAGACCTGAATAAGTGTCTATCATATGTTTCAAATTTTTAACGTGCCAATTAGTAAATTTATTACCAAACTTACAACAAATTATTCTCATTTTATTTCTTTAATTTCAATACCACGCTGTCTAAATGAATTAATTTTAAATTCTGCTTTTTTTGGAATTTCGTGAATATTACCATATGGGTCTCTCATTATCTTACCACCGTGTTCAGATAATTTAACAATTTTCGCTTTTCTCATTTCTTTACCTGTTCTAGGATGTGTTTCTTGTCCAGTAGTTGTAATCTTACTACCATTAGCAGCGCCAATCATTATTTCGTCTTCATCTGATTCCCAACGAGGTCTTCCTTCTTGTGGATAACCTATACCCATACCATAACATATTTCTTTTGTACCATTTTTTACTTCTTCCATAATACCTAATTTTCTTGGCCAGAAGTCATCACCGTTTATATCATTATGACTTTTATTTGCACCTGTATGAAATCCCATTTTGACTGCCGCTCTCATAGTTAAACCTATTGATATACCTATACTACAATAAGCATTTTGCCATCTATTCTTATCTGTATTAGATTTTAAAGTACCGTCTGCGTTGGCGTTTAATTGTGAGTTAGGTTCTTTTCCAACCCATACAAAATAAATACTTGCGTTTGATTGTGAGTTTCTCCAAGTTGCTGGTGGATTTCTTCTATGAGTATAACCCCAAGTATATCTGGATAATTCTTGTATTAATTCTCTATCTGCTGTCCAATAAACATCATAATATCCTTCGTGTTGTTTTGAAGGTGTGTTAGTAGCAATCCATAATAATTCTTTTATCATTTCTTTCAAAAGAGGTTGATTTCCTGAATCAAATTTTTCATAGTCCCAATTTCTTTGACATTTCTGCATTTGAAGAAGTGTCGTCTTTTCAGCATCCCAATCATAAAACATATTTTTTATTTTATCTTCAATATCCATTCCAATGTTCCTTTATAAATGATTCATTATGTTCGTGTATGGTCTTACCTGGACCTGTGAAATGAACCACTTTAATATATTTATGCACGTCACCAAGTATCATATAATCTGTATCAAACTTACTACAATAAACACTATTCAAAACCAAATTTTCTTTGAAATCGGATGAGTATTTACATATCCATTTTTCAGGTGTTCTAGTTAATTTAGTTTTATATTCTTGTATCTTCCAGTTAACATAGTTTTGTTCACCATAATATTTTGTATGAACATCACCATTATTATAATAATGTAATTGCCAATAGTCAGGATTTTTAGCAAAATCATCCCATATATGCTTTAAACTACCAGACTTAAATTTATAAAAACCACCATTTGTTTTTAACTTTGATTCCCACCATATACCATAGGTAACTAATTCATTATCTTGTACAGGATGCCCTATTAATTCATCTACATTGCCTGTAATAACTTGGTCTATATCCATAACTATAATATCATCACCAGGGTTTTGATATGCAAAATGTGGACTAAAGAATTTTAATTTGTGCCAATGTTTCTTAATCTTATCGTGATGATTATATGGTAATATAACATCTGCTTCAATGTCTTTATTATCACTTAAACAGATAAACTCAAAAGGTATAGATGAATTTCTTTTTAAACTTCTATATAACTTTGATACATAATCTGGTGTATAATAACCATCAAAATATACTGTACAAATTTTAAGCATACTTTCTCCATACAACATCAAAATCTTTACAGACAGCGTGTACTATCTTTGCTTCATCTGGTATAAAATGTTGAGTATCAAAGAAGTAATGCCATCTTCTATCTAACCATTGTATACCAATTTTATTTACATTTACTTTATATGAAAAGATTGTTTCATTATCATATCTAAACATATCAAGAATATTTTGTGGATACAAACCACTCTTATCTTTTCTTAATTTTGTCATTAAATCTATCGTATCTTTAAACCCACCAAAAAAATCTAGTTTTAAAATTTGTTTTTTTGACGCACCTATAATAGCAGTATTGATAACATCATTTCTAGGATCAAAACCTTTATCTATAAGCATTGCCTGACAATTGAAATACTTTGCCGATGGACTTCTAATACTATGTCTAACATCTCTATCTTTATTAATCATATGGTTTTGATTATAAACAGCAATATGATTTTGTACATCCCATACATCAAAAAATGAATCAGTAGTTAATGGTACAGCGTCAAAATCTAAATACAAAATTTCATCATACTTTTTTGCTAATTCATATAGTAAATGTATCTTATAGAAATTAACTATTTCATAACCTGTTAATTGAGGAAAGTCTTTGCGTAAATTTCTTTCATATGTTTCATAACGTTTATCATTTTCAAACATAACAAAACTTGCACCGATAGCTTTAGCATACTTACGTTTAGATTCAACTAATTTTTTATAATGTTTTTTAAATGCATTAACAGTTATTTTTGCTTTGGCTACTGTATCATTTCTTTGTTTA